GTTGTTTGGTACTTATAAAGCTATAGCTGCTTTCAACCTCTTTTGAGGTCTACTAAACCTTGGAGCTTTTTCTTCTGCAGCTCCAACTTCTGAGTTTGATTTGTTGGGATCCGTAGCGGCGTATCCTGCTAAGGCTCCAGTTGCCAAACCTGCTGCTGCTCCTGCCCCTCCTCCTAGCCCCAACTTTGCAGCGATCGGCGTACCTACAGCTGCAACAGCAGTACCACTTGCAACAGATAGCGCTACTTCATTGTTTACAACGTTTCCTGTACGTGTATCCACCCTTTGTCCAGGTTTTTCTCCTATCAGGGTACCTCTCATGTCTCTCTGGACATTCTTAACTGTTGCTAAGTTAGCAACTGCATCTTTACTGCGAGTTACCCTTGAATCGATAGACACGTTGATAAAGAATATGACCTTATGTCCTCCGTACTTGCTACTGTCTAGATCAGAAGGATACATCAATCCAGAAACGTCATATTCTCCAGCAGAGAATGAGGACCCGCTGTAGTTAAACTGCGGGAGAGATGAAACGCTGGTGTTTTGGTTTACGTATCCCATATGTCTCGTATAAATATGGTTATTAGACTATCTTATTTATATGTACCACAAAAGGCTGTATCGACCGATCAACCCGGAGAAGTACACCGGTGACCCAAGCAACATAATCATGAGATCTAGCTGGGAGACCAAGTTTGCTTTATGGTGTGACAAGAACCCTGACATCGTCAAGTGGTCGTCTGAAGAGACCGTCATACCATATATATCTCCGATCGATAAGAAACCTCATAGGTATTTTGTAGATTTTAAGATACAAACGCGCGAAGGTAAGATTTTCTTGGTGGAGATAAAGCCCGAGGTGCAGACAAGGAAACCTGAAGGTACACGTAAGACTAAGAAGTTTTTGATAGAGGCACAAACGTTTATGGTAAACCAAGCAAAGTGGATGTATGCTAAAGAGTATGCTAAACGCAGGGGATGGGAGTTTATAGTCTTGACCGAGAAAGAGTTAGGTATCAAATGAAGAACCCAACAGACTTAAAAGCCTACTTTGTAAAGTACAGGCAAGATCCTAGCATAGCTATGAAGTCAAAGACGTGGTTTACCCAGCAGATGGCTCTGCTAGGCAATAGGCGTCTAAACGAAAGGAAGTTGTTTGGTGAACAAGACCTGGTTAACCGCGTGGTTCCTGGTAGGCTGTATATGTTCTACTATGACCCCAAACATAAAGACACTTTACCATACTATGATAGGTTCCCATTGGTTTTCCCATACAAGGCGATGAGGGACGGTTTCATGGGTCTAAACATGCACTACCTTCCATACTTTTATAGGGTGCAGCTACTTACTAGACTCATGCAGTTTGCTTCTAACTCTTCGTTTGACGAGAATACTAGGTTAAGGTATTCTTGGGCGTTGATAGGAGGGGTATCAAAGTTTAGGATGGCACAAAACTGTATCAAACATTACCTTAAGGATCATGTAGATTCACAGTTCATCGAGATACCCGCATCTGATTGGCATACTGCCATGATGTTGCCGGTGGAACGTTTCGTTGGAAACAACAAGTCAGCAGTTTGGTCGGAGAGCATACGCGTATGAGTACCATATCAGAATTCAAGTCGAACATCAATAAGTATGACCTGATGCGAAGCAACAGGTACTACGTAGAATTAAACTCGCCCACCCCGCTTGCAGCAAGAGCAGAACCTTTCGTTTCAAACTTACGTATGATACGTTTGATGTGTCATAGTGCCACCCTTCCAGGTATAAACATCTCTACATCTCCAGTTAGATCGTTTGGAGAACAAAGGGAGATACCATACGAGAAGATATATGATCCGCTATCTCTTACTTTTTACGTTGACGGCGAGATGATAGTCAAAAGGCTGTTCGATGCATGGGTGTCATTGGTACAAGGTGGCGATAGACTATTCAATTACCCTAAAGATTATAGTTCTGAGATGAAGGTACATGTGTATAAAGTAGATGAGCAGTCGGTATACAGTGTACATCTGTTCGATTGTTTTCCTAAGACGGTAGGCGCGGTGCAGTTGGATTATGGCGCTCGAGAGGTGATGAAGTTGACAGTAACTTTTTCATATAGATACTATGACACATCTGAAACGATGGACGCTAGAGCTACATCGATCGGAGCTGGAGCAACTATACTTGAAGATGGAGATAATGTTCCAGTTCCTGTTGACTACACTGACTTCTATAACCCTGAAAACTTAGGAAGGATGATACAAACTACTCCAGAAGATTTTATGCAGGATCCTCTGCAGTTCATCAACGAAGGTATCAGTCCTTTCCAAGTTGGAGCTTAACATATCATTGGACATCATGAGCAACATAGATAAAAACCTAAGTGACATATTTGGCGTGACACCGATGGAGAAACCATCACAGGAGGTGATAGAGTTCAACCCCAAAGAAGTCGTGGATAAGTCGATAGAAGATGACTTTACCATCACGCGCAACAACCTATACTCTTTGCTTCAGCAAGGAAAGGACGCCCTAGAGCATGCTCTAGAAGTGGCTAAGACTTCAGAGCATCCACGTGCGTTTGAAGTAGTCGGAAACCTGATGAAGCAACTGTCTGACATAAACCATCAGTTGGTTGACCTCCATGGTAAGAAGTCAGACTTAAGTAACAGGAATAAAGAGGAGACCAAGCAGCCCAACCGGGTAACAAATAATGCTATATTCGTCGGTAGTACGACTGAACTTAGTAAGATGATAGAAAATATGAGGAAAGGAGATTGATGTGCCATTACCTACCGTAAAGACGCCGACATATGTGATGACGATACCGTCAACGAAGGAAGAAGTAAAGTTTAGACCATTCTTGGTCAAAGAAGAGAAAGCATTGCTGATCGCTCAGCAGTCAGAAGATGAGAAGACCATGATCAGTACGTTAAAAGACGTCATACGAGCATGCACTCTTGAGAAGCTTGACGTCGATAAGCTAGCAGTATTTGACATCGAGTACATCTTCTCACAGCTGAGAGCTAAGTCAGTTGGAGAGGTTGTAGAGTTAGTCATGCGATGCCGTCACTGCGAAGACGAGAAGAACAAGACAGTGATAGCTATCGACCTATCAAAGATTGATGTTAAGTTTCATGAAGGCCATAAGGATACCATCATGATTAGCGATACGATCGGGATGAAGATGAAGTATCCTGGTCTACCGATCCTTACAAAGATGGAGAACGCAACTGATGATCCTAAAGCAATGTTTGACATCATCGTGTCATGTATCGATAGCATCTTTGATGAGGATGAGGTTTATCATGCGAGCGAGCAAAGTCGCGAGGAGCTTACCCAGTTCATCGACAATCTAACACAGGCACAGTTTGAAGAGGTACAAAAGTTCTTCTCTACCATGCCTACGTTTGAGAAAGAACTAAACTACACGTGTCCAGCATGCGGCGCAGATAACACAGAAGTCGTAAGAGGGCTCAACAATTTTTTCTAATTAACTTATATCATGTGTCACTCGCTTCGTTTTACCAGACAAACTTTGCCTTGATGCAGTACCATAAATATGCGTTGTCTGACATTGAAAATATGATTCCTTTCGAGCGAGATGTGTATATCGGCATGCTACTCAAATACCTAGAAGAAGAAAAACAAAGGCAGCAAGAAAGGACAAGATGAAGAACCTTTTAGAGAAGCAGATCAAGGTCCTAGAAAGGATCGATAAGAAGCTTGAAGCCGATCAACTGCTACAGAAGTCGCAGATGGTCGCTCAAGGTCAGTCTGACATCGAAGCTGCCAGAATAGCGAGCGAGTTAGGAGACAGAGACACTCGCATAGAGAAGCTCAACGAGAACATATACGTTGAGCTTAAGAAGCATACAGAGTTCTTCAAGAAGCAGTACGGAGACCCTAGTCGTCCTAGAGGTGGAGGTGCTGAAGCCGAGAAAGAGAACGAACGTGCTCAAAAAGAGAAGCAACAGCTTACCCTTCTACAAGAGATACGTGATCGTATAGGATTGACCAAAGAAGGTAAGGGGGACAAGATAGAAGGCTTTGGGATGGGAGGTCTTGCTGTAGGCCTTGGCGTCCTAGCTGGCACCTTCATGGGTCAACTCAAAGCGTTCGTAGAGACCATAAAGTTTGTATCTAAGATACTTCCAACCAGCGTGATAGATGGCATCAAAGCTGGGCTAAACTTCTTTAAGGAAGGGCTACAGTGGGTAGCTAGGCTTGGAAGCAATATCATGGAGTTCGTCAAGTGGGGGTTAGCGCCTCTGTTTGAAA